TTTTTATAAATATTCATTGTGTAAAGTTTAGATGGCTAAAAATATTGACTAATTAAACTTCATGCATCATGAACAATACTATACCGCGAGCCAGACATGTAGAAGCTTGCGCGCGCGGGTACGAGTACGCCCTGAAGGAAGTCTACAAGACGTATTCCTCCTGTAATTACTTTATTTATTTCACACTGATGTGCCAAAACGCGTGTAAGCTCACCTTCAATAGCTACATCTCGCGATTCATTACACCATCTGCGAAGATCGCGAAGAGCATTCCAGGAGAGTATTGTATTAGTCGTTTGCGCTGTTGCTAAGTCAATACTTCCGACGGGGCACCAGACGCCGCGAAAAGCTGCAAGAAAGATGTCCGCCGGATTAGCCGTTTCTCGCCATGCCGTTTTTGTAAAATCCCAGTCACTATATGGCGCGATTCCTGTATCTGTTGCTACAGGTAATACAGAAGATGCTATACAGTTTATCTGATCAAGCAGACCGTTCATGCGTTCTGTTGCTTTTATCTTGAAGGCGATACGGCACAAATTTTCTTCCGCTGTAGCTGAGAGAGGATCTATGTCCGTAATGGTTCTGCAGTTTACCCATGTCCATTTATCCAAGTATGTGTCTTGTGCAACGGGGACATCATTCACATAATTCTTTCTTCCTCTCCTGACACCAACCTCAATTTGAAGAGCAAGGGGAAGGCCAGGGCCTGATACTGCATCTTGTAGCGCTTGTGTATATGTCCCTGTCAAGGAATAACGAATTTCAGTCTTATATTGCCCGTTCGGAACTGTGCGTACAGAAGAAGCATCAGCAAAGTTATTCCATGTTGTCTGCCCGATTGGCCGCCACATAAGCCTGAATGTATCGGAAAGGCCCGCTTTTGTCCCATCACTCTGATATTTTATGAAACCACCGGCAGCAATTGTAACGTTCACCTGCTGCACATGCTGTGCTGTAATGCGAGCCACCATAGAAGCCAAGTACTGCGGTTCTGTGACATTTTCTGCTGGCCACACTATCTCTGTTCCGACTTGATCTTCAACAACTTTTTTGCCATAGATAAGCGATCCGTCTATAGGTGACATTTGCATAGGCCCGGGACTCTGCTTGATTGCAAATACAACAGAATCATTTGCCGCGAGCCACATTGTTGTAGCTGATGTAGGGTTAAGCGTTACATCGAAATTGCCCCTAGTTATCGCGGGCATTTCCACACCAAGGCGCATATCCCCGAGGCGAAAATCTGTAAGACGTAGCGGACCATAACCAACAGCCAAGAGACCATGTAACCATGTATCTTTTCCGTCATCCCCTTCAGTTACTTCTGTCCAGTATGAAGCTGCGAGGTACGGTGATATGCGGTGCTTGCCGAGTACAATGGGCCACTTATCACCTGCATGCATTGAATTTCGCGCTCCTGCAAGGTCGGGGCGATCCTTTATTTCTTCGCGCGCAGCGGGTACATCAGGCTCTTCAAGAGCCTTTGCGACCTTTGCGCAGAATTTTGCGATATCATCGCCCACGATAAAACCTAGACCAACGCCAGCAATAGCAATTGCTACTGGGGTTAGCGTGCCAAGGGAAACAACCTCCACTATTACGGCAATGGCTATAAAGAATCCGCCGAGGGTTTTTCGTGCAGATTCTGATCCTTCCACAAGAGCGCGTACGATAATGATATCGTCTGCATCTATCACATACTGCATGTCTACAATGCAGTTATCATTCACCCATATCTGCTTGTTTTCTGCATGCGTATGCAGATGATCTCTGAGCAATGCATCCAGCGTTATGCCAGCTGCCTCGATCTGCTCCGTTGTATGTTCCGATGAAAGAAGAATAGAATAGTATGTTACTGTGTTTGCCATTTGTATCTTCCTTTTATACGTGATGCAATGGAACAGATACCATCCTGCGTAGCAAGACCTGTAATGCACACACCGATTCCGCGAGCAGCATGCAGAATATATCCCGCACCTACGTCTATTGCAATATGTGATGCTTCTCCATGATAGGTGAGAAGCAGTATATCGCCAGGATTATCCTCATTTACGGGTACAGCCTGTGCCGACGAATGTATGCTTTTGTATATCGCAGCTGCCTGTACCGCTGTCCCTGTTGGTGCATAATCAAAATCGGGGAGATCTATACCATAGACCTCTTTATAAAACAGCAGTACAAGGCCGTAGCAATCGAGGCCATCCATTGTTCTTCCATGCGCCTTCCAAGGAATACCTACATATTTTTCAGACTGTTGTAGTAACATCAGTGACACCCTGGATTCAATACAAAATCGAATCCGCGTGACGGAATTTCTGTGTCAAGGTGTGTATCGAACACAAGCGAGGCAGAAAGAGTAATATCTGTCCATGTGACATCCCGTAGCTCAAAAGGCCACTGCTCGAGGTGCTCAACCTGTGAGAAATCATCTTTCATCACGAGTGTATGTGCAATCAGGATGGGGGCTTCCGTGATGGAGAGAATCGCGGCAGGCAACTGTTGATCCACAACACAGAGCGAAATCTTGGCTGCTCCCGATTCCCCCGCTTTTATGTCCGGCGGATCGAAGGTAAAATTGGCGGCCCTATATACAACAGCATTGTATGTGATATCTGTTCGATTATCACACATATGCCATACTGTAGTATCTGGGAATATAATATCTATAAGAGTAGCGAACACACTATTCGTGTCCTGTTCCATCAGCCTTCGAATCATATCTCCTGATAGTGCCATTATGCTATCTCCTCAAGTGTGAAAGATACATAGGCAAAGTTTCCGAATAGCTTGAATACTACATATGGTGATGATCCGCTCTGCAGGACAAAGTGGCATTCTGTATCGAGCCACAGTGCTATATCATCCTGTGCTCCTGTATTGGGGGGAAGTTTGAACAGTGTGTTCATAGTTCCCGCATATAGTGTCGTATGTACATACTCTTCGAAGGCTTGCAGCTCAGTCAGTCCTCCTATTATGGAGGTCATGCGCTCGAGACGGAGCGAAATTTTATGTTGCCAAGGCGCCGCTGTGTACCTTCTGCGGGCTTTTTGCACGCCTGCATCTGTCTGTGAGACAATCACATTCGGCATGCGATTTTTACTGTATCCTTCGAAGAGGATTGTCTGATTTATGCCCGCAGGCCACGCTACATATGCCATACAATCACTGTATGGCATATGCTCCGTATTGTCAACTTCTCCGTGTTGCCTGCGGTGTCACACCATATCGATAGCTCATGGCACCATCGAGTTTCCCCGATTGGGCCATACCGCTTACCAGCTTCTCTACCATAAGAGTAATTTGTTTTTCACCATTTTCCCCAGTAGACTCTTTTGTAGTGACAGAAGCGTCTGCATAATTATTCACAATGACTGTCGTTGCTCCGCCGGCCCCGGCTACACCGAGCTTTCCGTCTGCCCCGCGTTTCAGTGGCATAACTGCTTCAGGCCCGGCTTCTCCCATGACACCAGAGAAGGATGCACCGGAGGCGAACTTGAAGAACGTCGGCTGGGTGTAAATTCCCTGGTCAAGACCTGTAGATCCGGCAAAAGTATCGCCTTTCGCATACCTTTGCACAAGGCCTATCTGTGTATCAGAGATATATTTGGTCCGCATGGTGTCCAAGTAGAGGATATTCTGCTCGAATTGCTGGATCATCGTCTGGAACTGGTCCTGCAGATTCTGCAAAAGTTTCATCTGCAGATCGCCTTCATCCCCTCCGTCCTTCTCTTTGGACCCCACAAGACCGCCGATGAATGATGTTCCGAGAGCTGCACCAACGAGCGCGAGGGCCAAGGGCCAGTTTGCTCCTCCTGATGTCATAAGCACGCCGGAAGCAGCGGACATAAGTATTCCCGGGAGCTGATTCAGCATGGTTTTACCCATGTTCGCCACGATCAGGGCATATTTGTCATACGCATCTGATCCTTGGTCAACACTCTTTCCCATCTCATAGAAAGCGTCCGTCGCACCCTGAAGCATGGTGTCTATTGCCAAGGTTTTTATGCTCTTCCAAGCTTCCCCAAGGACTTTTCCTGCATCACCTGCATCAAGTGCTGCATCTTTCAGTGCGGTCAGCTCCTCAGTGGCCTGCGCCAGGCTGCTGAGCTGTTCTGGCGATATTTCAATACCGTTTTCCTTGCTTTTGTCCATAGCGTCGCGTATGTCAGTTACTTTTTTCGTCTGCTGGTTGATACCATCCATGCGATCGTCATTGGTCATATAACCATTCGGCTGCAGCGCTTCCCCCGTGAACCATTGCCCCACGGAAACTGCGAGCTTCGACTTTCGTTCAAGATCAGCGGCCTTTCGCTCCTCGCTCCATGCCCCCATCCCGTCCCACGTATTCCGTCGATTTTCATTGATCGCCTGTATTCGATCACGCGGAGATGCTTCAGGATTATTCATAACCGCATCTTGCATATCTTGGAAGGCCTTCCGGCCGGCGAGGGTAGAATCCGCAGCATTCTTCCAAGCGGCTTGTATTGCCTCAACAGCTCCTGCGGCTTCTTCTACAGCATTTTTAAGTTTAATGTATTCGCTTACAAGTCCTGATAGCTCCTCTTTCCTCTTGTCAAGCTCTCCTGTAGATTCGCGGCCTTCAGCCTGCACATCGTTGAGGCTTTCTGAGAGGTCGAGTATTTGTTTAAGTTTTTCTGTCAGTCCGGCATACTGCTGCAATGAACCGCCAGAATACAATTCGCTTTCATTGCCGAGACCGAGATCTCCCGCCATTGCTTTTCTTGATGCTTTACGTGAGGCTTGGTATAGCGGATCATCTCTGTAATCAACTCTGTCTACCTGAGAAAGAGCATATGTTCGAGCATCCAGTGCGTGCGTAGTAGCTGAGAATGGATCTGGTAGGCTTCCCCGCGTCTCAGTGAGTGCCTTTCGCAGCTCCGTGATACTGCCTGCTACACCAGATGCTGCATCATCACCGAATGCCTTACCTATTTTTGCTATTGCTTCTGCGAGCTTTAGCGCTTCTGGTGTAGTACTTTTAATAACTTTTTCAAAGTTTGCAAAATTGTCCCCAAGTATGCCTATCTTAGATATGTTCTGCTGTGGTATATCAAGCGCGGCATAAAGGGAATCTGCAAAATCCAACATGTTGCCTTCGCTCATGCCTACTGCAGCAAAAGCTGTTGTCATTTCAGCAAGAGCTTGTCTGTACTCCTCTGTGACAGCTACCCCTTTTATCATCAGCTTCAGATTTGTTGCGGCATCAGCGATTTCTTGCTCCGTAAAGGCTGCATTACGACGTTCAAAACCATAATATGCTTCCGCGGCGGTGCTTACCTTATCATATGCCTCTTTTGTAAGAAACAGGGTGCGGGCAAATTTTTCTGCTACCCGCGCCCGCTCTTCGCTCATACCTTCTTGATAATCATTCTCACCCTTTGTACCAATGTCCGCGCGGTCCTTGAATTTCATCTCTTCTATTTTATTGTTCTCGCGCTGAACAAGAGAGATTTCTCGCAAATTCAGTATCTGCTCTCCGAGGGCCTTATTATATTCGTCCAAAAGGAACTGTCGCTCTTTCACTTTTCCGGGACCGGGACCGGGATCGGCGTCTTCTGCCTGCTGCCCGCTTCCTGTAACCTTACCCTTGTTTTTTTCGAGCCATAGGCGCAGGTCATCCAATGTCTGTCTTTCTGCTTGCGGCATAGCTGTGCGGTCTTGTGACATAAGCACGTTGTTGATCGCACGCATAAAATCTTCTGTTGGGCCAGAATAAAATTCTTCATTCGGTGACACTGATCTACCGAGCGCTGCCGTGCCTATTGAACTTTCAACAGAATATGAAACAGGCTTGAGAAGCTCGCGCATGCTTGCAATTTCTTTTTCTGATATGCCGAGCGTCTTGCTCATAAATGTCATGAGAGCATTTATGCTGCGCGTCTGCCCATCAAGCCAGATTGCGCGCTGCTTCATTTCCTCCACTTGTGCTGAACCGCTTCCGCTTGTAGCAGATGCTGATGTCACCTGATAGGGGGAAGCAAGAAGATTTGGACTAAACGGAAGCAGTGTCCCTGCTTTTGACGCAGAGGCTCTCTGTGCTGCTGTTGTATTGACATCTGGTATCAGATACTGCTTCTGCATCGCAGACATCAGCGCCTTAAATGTTGTTGCCAAAGAGCCTTGCGGTTGCTCTCCCTTCAACAGCCTGTCCTGATCCTGTACAAGGCTCGTCATGTTCTTTTTTGCAGTCAGCTTATCATAGGCGTCTTGGATGGCGTCTTTGGAGTATCTATCATATACTGCAAGACCTTTACCTGATCGACGCTCTTCCGACTGCGATGTCATGACCATATCACTAAGTGAGGCACCTTGCCTCATATTCAGGATGGCTTCATTGGCATCAGAGAGAGCGTTTGTTATGAGTGGAAGTATATTGTTCCCAAGGTCCGCAAGAATTACTTTCATGTTATTCATGAACATGGTGAACTGCCCATTAAAAGACATGTTGGCAATTTTCTGCATGAGTTCATTGTACCTGCCGCCCTCAGATGTGAGGTCACGCAGGATGTCTCTGATCATGTTAAAAGATATTTCACCTTTTCGCGTCATATCCATGATGTCTGCTGTTGTTTTTCCGAGGCTCTTAGCCAGCGCATCAAAGATAGGGATACCAGCATTTACGAACTGATACATTTCCTGTGCTCGCGCCTTTCCCTGACCGAATACCTGGCCATAAGCCACGGCGAGGTTCTCAAGACGTTTGGAGTCTCCGAGCGCAAGGTTACCGAGCATCTTCATTTCGTCATTTACGACACGCATGTCAATACCATAGCCAACGAGCTTTTCCGTACCTGCCGCTATTTTATCAAAAGCATAGATGGACTCCGTCGCGTATTGAATCATACCAGAGGATACGGATTCGCCGAGGTCCATAGCAGACTGCGCATTCTTGTCTGCCTCATTCCAGCCATGTGTTGCGAGGCCCTGAAGCGTTACTTGATACTGCTGCAGCTCTGCTGCGGCTTTCACGGATGCATTCCCGAGCGCAACGATCGCGCCGGCCGTTCCGACGACAGCGACTGTCGCGAGCATCCCTGTACTGGTTATGGCCTGCAGAACATATGACAGCTGAGCTATTTGCGGGTTCACAACACCGAGGCGTGCCATGTTTGACAAAATGAATGCATCTTTGCTTCCGAGGCGGGACGCGAGACCATCGCTGCTTGAAGTTGCAGACGTACTTCTATTCGCGTTTGAAAGTTCCTGTTTCTTATATGTAATCATGCGGCCTGACGTGCGCTGCGCAATACTGGCGCTTCGCTCCCGCGCCGCGTCTTCTTTGGCCATCACTGCTATAATACCATCTGATGCCGCTTTGAATTGGGCGTAGCGAACAGAATCCTCACTGAGCTGCTTCTTTGACCGGGTTTTCTATTCGCCCTTGCAGGACTGCCATCTCGGCATCCAGAGCTTTCAGTATCTTTACTGTTGCTTGACCATCGGAATTAAGGATATCAAATACCTTCATCCCCTTGGCTGTACCCATCTGATTCAGAGCTGTAGTGAGTGCTCCAACTGTATCCTGCATAGACGCGAGTGTCCGTAGGTATGCTTGCGCTGATGTGATTACTTTCTGGTTCACTTCTACAAATGCTTCCTGCTTTGTAGCCTTGTCTGCTGCTTTACCTTTGTCTACAGTTCTTGCGAGCTCACGCTGCTTCTCTATGAGCTTCAGAAGAGCCGCTTCCTGCTTTTGCAGTTTTGTGTTTGTGCCGATTACATCTGTCCCGAGCACTTGCTCCGCTTTTGTCAGTTTTATTATATCATCTGTGCTTCGAACAACCGTGCGATCATAATCGTTGAATTTTCCTTCTGCCTCTTTTATGTCTTTCTTTACGGCTGTCACAAACTCTTTCATTTCTTTCTTGTTTGATGCAACATGTTTTGCTACATCTTTCATAGGGGCGCTTAATTTTTTAACACCATCTTCCAGCTCGTGCACGGATTTATTAAATGCTTCCGATCCTACAGCAGCGGAGACAAGAAGCTGCTGCAGTTTCGTAAAATCGGAGGAGAGATCAAGGATCGGTCGGCCTGTGTGCTTGACTTCCGTGTTTAATATGATCTTGATTTCTTCAGCCATGCTGGTTACTCCTCTTCATCTTTCAGTTTCTGAATAAAGCCTCCAGCTTTGTTTCTCATATGAAGGAGTTGCGCGATGTCCGCCGAGGACATGTGCGGCGCAAACACCCTTCGATACAGTACAATATCATGCATGGTCATGTCTTGTCCAACGATTTCCCACAGAGCCCAGAAGTGATTCCAGACATACATACAATGTCCTGGGAGGGTGGGCTCTTCCAGCCGCTCTACTGCCTCGGGCACCCCGCGCTCCGCCAAGATTTTGAGTTCCTGGCGGTGCGTATAGGTGGCTTTCTTCCCGGCTTTCCCCGGATCATCCCGCCGGAGCGGGTAATCCAGGTCGAGCCGTTTCTCGAGCGCATTGATTAGTTCGGCTGCGCTACCTGAAAAAAATTGCGCCGGTCCTCGATGAACCTGCGAAGCTGATTGCGCACGATCGCGTTTTTCGTATAGATGGTGCGGGCCATCTCGGGGGTGAAGTCGACGATGACTCCTTCCCACATCACGTTCTTCCAACCCTTGGTGAGAACGATGATCTTCTCGATGAGTTTTTCCTCTTCCGACTTCAGCTCTTTCTTCTCCGCGGCTTTCTTGTTCTGTGAGGCGCCGGAGCTCTTGACCATCGCATCCATGAGCTGCACCTGCGCTTCCTTCTCTTCCGCATCCTTGAAAGTCAGGTATTCATCGGAATCCATGCCGAGCATGGTGAATACCGTCGCGGTCTCTTCGCCGGTCCGGGGGTCGATGATGGCGCAATCCACGCCGATGCCGGATTTGGTCTTGGTTTCAAATTCGCTCAGGTCCAGTACAGGTTTCGTTTCGATCAGGGGGTCTTTCATGTAATGTTCCTCCGTTATATGAAAGGTGAGTAAAAGAAGTGCGGAAGGCTTTCACCCTCCGCACTCATCCGATTAAGCGACGATGAACGTCCTCTCCACAATGGGTGAAGGCGTCACGATGGTCGAGCCGGTAGCCGGCGGGAATACGCGGAAGCGTATCATGCGCGTACCAACGCCGCCCATTACCGTTCCGGTAACAGGGACGGTGTAAGCTGTTCCATCAGTTACGATATCGAGAGCGCCTGCTCCGACGATGTAACGGATCGTGCCGGGCACCGTGGCAGTGGAGCTGAACGAGCTCGTTGCAGCGTCCGCACCATACGTGCTCTTCGTGAAGGTCACGACGTTACCTGATACCGTTTTGGTCCAGCCTGCGATGGTTACCGTGCCGCCACCGATGAGCGCCGCGACGGCACTCTTCGAAAGACCGGCTGCGATGATGAGACCCGCGCCTGCGAGGGTGACTCCCGCGAGATTGATCGCGAGGGTTCCGGCGCTGATCGAACCGGTCTGGATGGTGAGGCGTCTGACTTCATAGACAGCTGCCGCGCCAACGGTTGCGGTTTCGAAGTCGCCTTCAACACCGACCAAGAGATTGTCATCCATGTCATCCGGGTTCATCGCGGCGGTACAGGTTCCGGCCGGGGCAATGGTTGCGGACGGGGTAACGATCGGCATATGCATGCGGTTCTCAGCAACGCTCGGCATCTTGATGATGGACAAGGAATTCGGTCCGAACGAGGTGAAAGGGATCGCCATCGTGATGGTAGCAGGGCCCGACACGCCATCGGGGATGTCCGTGAGCTTCACGGAACCGAGGTCAAACTCATAGGAGTTGCCCGCGATGTCCGTCAGGTAGAACGTGATGCGCAGCGTTTCCCAGTTTACGTGGGAATTGATATACTTCTTGTCCTTGAGATAGAGACCGATGGTTCCGGTGACGCCGAACTGCCCGGGGGAGATACAGTAAGTTTCTTTGCTGAACAGGGCATAGTCCTGGCTCAGGTTGTTCGTCACGGTGAGATCGAGCTGCGTGGCATACCCGATGTTCTCGAGCGTGGTGCCAAGGGCATCAGTGATGCGAAGGTTTCCTACGAACGAGGAGAACTGGTCCGTGGTGTTCGGTGTTTCCGGGTCGTAGGTGGCTCCGGCCAGGAGTCCCGTGTCTTCCGCGAGGGGATTGTTCGTACCCATGAGATTGAAGGATCCGGTGACCTTTCCGTCGAGCGGAATGGACAGGTTGAATCCGCCAACCATGACACCCTTGTACCGGCGGTACATGGAAATGTCAGAGTAGAATTTTTCCATGGTGAAGCTGCGGCCGTTGTCGCCAACGACCAGTTTCCGCTGTCCGGGAACCGCGGCGCCTTTGGTGGTGGTGGAGGCATCAGGGAGCCAGTCGCCATACATGGCGGCTTCCAGGAATTCATCGAACGAGCGATAGCTCAGTTCGAACTGTACGTCTCCGCTTGACGACACACGCCCCATAACGGGAGCAGAAGTCACGCGCCCCTTGATCAGTTCCGCCGAACTCTGAGTTTCGATCGTACCTTTGAGGGAGTCTCCGGTTGTACGGAGGTACTTGAAAAATGGGTTTGTCGGAGTGACTTTGAATACTGTCTCTTCAACATACGCAAGGTCACGGTTTGCACCGGTCGCTGAACATGCCATTTTTTTCTCCTAAAATCAGAAATAATATTGCAGCCAACGACTGCATTCAAGCATCTCCCTCAAGGATCAGCTTAATTATCGAGATATGCAACCCATTTTACCCGGGCGGATACCATCCATCTCGCCGTCAGTGTATCACGACCGCTATGGAATATCCAGCTTTGGTTGCAGGTGTAACGCACGCGCGGGGTATCACCGGGTCGTTTGAGTACCTGACGCCGCGCTTGAATGTCTCGCAGACCGGCGCCAAAAGGTCGATGACATCCTGCTCCGTGTAGTTTCCGGTCGAGGGCCCGAAGACATCCACCTGATAAATGCCGCGGAACCTGTTCTGCGCGAGGGTCCCGATGCCGGCCTGCGTCGGGTCGAAGACGATCTGCGTCGGCCGATACCAGGCAGTATCTTCCGCCACGAGGGTGGAATCGAAGTTGGTGCCGGGCCACGCGACCTGCCCGCCGGCCGCCGCGTCCATGTCCGTATTTACCCCCGCGGCCACGAGGACGGTGCGGAGCGTCATATCGAAGAAACTGCGGATCGGTGTGTCAATCATAATCAGTACTCCCCACTGTCATATTCATCTTCGCGATAATCGCCCGCTCGCGCAAGCAGCCCGCTCTTGAGCGATTCTTTGCGAAATTCCTTGAATGCCCCGAAGCCCTCATTATTGTACTTCTCAATCGTTTCTTCAAAGGCATTGTGTCCGTGCGCGGTCATTCCGCGGGGCTGCTGGTTTGATTTTCCCGCATCTATTGCGCCGGCATATGGTGTATTGTTGTATACCAAAATGTGGTTGACATCCGAGCTTCCGAGTTTTCGCACCTCTTCCTGCAAGCGACTTTCGACCTCATTGAGAAGCCCTGGATCTGCCTTCTGCAAGCTGATGCGCGCGCCCATCGGCGTTTCTACGCTTCCCTCCCGGAGCAGGGTGTCATCATAGAGATCCCCGGAGGTGTCAATGTGCCAATTATTCAGAAGGTTTCCGGTATCTGTCGGGGTATGCTCGGCGCAGGCCTCGGCAAAGTTGTATGCCGCCGCGCGAGCGACGGAGACGCCCGCGTTGTAAATGTCACCGCGGAGCAGGAGAAGCTGGCCGCCTATGTCGAGCGTGCTTTTGGCCAGACCGTTTACGGAAATGCTGATACCCATTATCGGAGCTGGATGTCCCACATCAGGACGAGGTCCCCGGGCTGCAATGGGTTCGCAGATACGACTGTTTTCGTTTTTCCATTCATGGTAATGAGATCCCCGATATTCGGTTTCGGGAGCGTCCCGACCCCGCGGCCGACCGCCCAGAGCCGGATATCCCCGACCTCGATCGTGAGTCCGGGAACAGGGAGGCCTTTGTACCGGTCCTGCAGGCCATAGCCCTGCGTGACAAGGGATGTGGTCGGGTCAACGGTGACAACCACGCCGGTCTGCGAATTCCGCCATTCATACTTCCGGGTGGCAGTATTCATGACTTTGATCCACACGGGATCGAGAATGTTCTGGGTGAGGGTGATGGGCTTCCCGTACTGTCTGATTTTGTTTACAGCAAGGGAGCCCATGTTGTTGTAAAAATCGCTCATACCCTCTCCGTGGTAATGAAGGCAGAGTTGAGTCCGCCGAAAGAGTATGCCCGGACGTAGGCATCGATGACGCCATATGTCGTGCCGGCCGTCGCGTCGTCCTGGTAGGTAATTGCAATCGGACCGACCTTTTCACTCTGTATCTGTCCGCCCCGGGCGAGGTCGGGGGAGAGCTCCACGCCGGCATATATCCGGGCCGCGGCCTCCGCGACGGCATATTTCACCTCGCGAGGAATCACCGGGTCGGCGCCGGAGGTCAGCATGCGCGGCCACTCAAAGGCCTGATTCTCAATGAGTCGCTCACCTTTCCAAATATACCCGGCCGAGAGCCACCTGCTCGCCGCGACGATCGCACGCTGCTTTTTCAGCGTGAGTTCGTCGGGGTCCGCGAAGGTCGCCGCGTCGGCTGCCCATCGCAGATCGCCCATATCATCAGCATACTGGTCGACAAACATGACATCCACGAGAGCATTTGAGTCAAATCTTCCTGTCCCATCCTCTACTATGAATATCATATCCGGTCTCCCTTACGTTCTTTTTCTCAGCTTCGTGATCTCGCGGCCGAGGTCTGCAATTTCTGCATTCGCGGCGGCGAGTTCCTTCTTGGTGTCCGCGAGCTCTTTCGAAAGGGCCGCGGCATTATCACCCCGGACTGATCCGCTCACGTCCTGTGTCGTTCTCTTCTTGTGCACTTCCATTTCATGCTCTTTCAGTTTCTCCTGCGTTTCAAATGCCGTTCCGCATGTCACGCACAGCATGGGATATACTTTCGCTTCTTCTGCCATAGTCATCCTCCGATGAATGTAAGCAGGGGAGGCCCGAGAGCCTCCCCTTCAGGTTTAATTACCGAGCAACAGTGTGCTGGTAAGCCGAGATCGTTCCCGAGTTGTTGGCGGCTGAGGTCGCCACAACTTTATAGAACAGATCGGTGTCCACGACTGGCATGGTGTACCGGGCAAGGGTGGTTCCCGCGATGCCCACGGGGGTCTGGCTGATGGCCAAAGTGTAGAGGGTTCCGCCGGCAACGTCGGCGAAAGCGCCATCCTTGGTCGCGCACGACTGCAGCTTCACCACGAGGGGGGAAGTTGCGCCGGTCACGAGGGCCACGCCGCATTCAACGACGATCTCAACGGAGCTCTGGACATTGCCCAGGCGCACACCATCGACCGCAGCCGCGGGGAGGGCAGCAGCGGAGGCAATGCTCATGTCCTCCATGAAGTAGTCGGTATCCGCACGGAGTTTGTCCGCGGAGAACGATACAGTAGTAATCGCTTTCATTCAGTTTTCTCCTTATGCTACGGTTACGAGCGGCTCGGTGCCGTTCAGGAAATTGTACGAGGTGACAATTTCAACACCGTTCCAGGAAATGAACGTGCGGTTGATACCGGTTTCGCTCGACTGGACCTGCATCAGGCCACCCTTGAGATCCTGCAGCATCGACATGACGTGGGGGTGCATGTAGACGAGGGTGTTCTCGGGGCGTCCGCGGCAGTATTCGATCAGCGCGTCCATCATGGCTGCGGTGGGCTTGTGGGTGTCATCGATGTTGACGATCGACGAAGCGTAGCGCTTGTTGGCCATCTGCACACCGAAGTAGGTCTTCATGCGCACGCCGTACACGAGGCGGCCATTGGTGTCCTTGTACAGGGCTCCGCCGGAAATGGGCTTGAGGTCGAAGACCTTGCCATTTCCGAAACCTTCTGCATCGTAGAGACCGATGACTTCGCCGGGGGCGTAGTGAACGGCAACGATGGAATAGTTGACGGCGCCTACCGCGAGGGACGAGATGAGCCGTTTGTCACCGGCCGTGTGGTTGGCGATCGCGCTCGAGCGGAAGGTGTTGTACAGCAACGCCCGTTCCATGTCCGCACCGGTCTTCTTGAGAACGGGGCCGTAGCTTTTGGCAAAGTACGCGGTCGCTCCGCCGAACTGGCGGGCCTTGTCTTCACCGACGGTCATCGTGGCGCCGAGTACCTTGAGATCAATCTGCTTGATCTTGGACTCTGCGTTGACTTCCGGCAGGGCTTCGTCGAGATCGACAGCGCCGGCACCGGTGACGTCAATCAACTCTTCATAGACGTTGTAGAGTCCATGAGAGGCTGCTTCCATCGGAAGGGCACTCAGAACGGGCGCTTCCTCCAAGAGGGCATCGACCATCTTCGACTGCTTTTTAGCAGCGTCGACGGAAATGTCGCGAAAAATCTGTGCTACCATTTAATAGCTCCTTTTGCTTTGTACGACGATCACTCAGCGAACTTCAATTCCTCGAAAGGATTTGAAGTATTCTCTTCGTGCGCGCCGCCAGATGACTTCTGAGTGCCACCAGCACCGAGTTTATTTGCTCCAGCACCGCCGGATGCCTGCGATTTGATGAAAGCCTTGCCCTCGTCCGAGGGGGCCCAGACCTTCTCGACGTAATCGGTGAAGGGAAGCTGGGCTTCCTTACCGTCTGCGTCCTGATACTTGGCCACTGCCTTCCGCTCCCCGTTCTCCTCGACAATCGTGAGACTGTTCTTGAGGTGCGACCGGACTACGTTCACGTAGGCCTTGTCGATGTTGACTTTTCCAAGTCCCTGGGAAAGAGCGTTCTCCAAAAGGATGGAGTTGTACTTTCCGCGTTCTCCCGCGAGTGCATCCGCGAGATTCTTCTGTTCCACGGTGTACTTCGTTTCCTTGTTCTTGAGCTCTTTTTCCTTGGCTGCGAGGAGGCCACTGACCTTCTCATTATCCTCGGTGAGCTTCGAGATCTTGTCCTCGAGGTCCGTGAGATCTTCCTTCGTTCCGTTCTTCACCTTTTCCTGCAGCGCTTTCTTCTCTTTGAGAAGCTCACTGTTTTTCTTGGAGAGCCCTGTGGTGGCTGCTTCCGTGATCTCGTCGTTGTGCTCTTCGAAGGCATCCACGATTTCTTGGTCACCGACCAGTGCATCAATATCCGCCGCGGTAAGCGCAATTTTCTTCTCTGCAGCCATCGCTGCAATCTTCTCTTTCAACTTTTCAAAGAACGTCATGATCCATACCTCCGGTATGTTTGTAAAATAAAATGTAGGAAGCACCGCTCCCTATTACCTATACAGTATAGCACTATGAGCTATACTGTCAAGTTTCGCTATTCTTCCATCTGCATGACGCTCGCTTTCGCGATCTGCAGCCCGGCGATGACACCGTTTTGGTGCTCCTCGCTCACTTCAGGAATCTTGCCCAGATGGTCTATTTCCCACGCAATCTTGCTTTCAAGCGCGGCGACGACCCGATATTTGTCCATCATTTCGCATCCCCTGTCTTTTTCTTGCCTGCAGCGGCCGACGCCGGATCCCCTTCAGTATTCTTGTCCCCGCCGGCCTTCCCTTTCGCCGCGGGATCCCCGCCCTCCGCCGGTTTCGGGACCGGCGTGCCGATCGCGCGCGAGGAGAGGTCCGCGAGGTAATCATCGAGTTCCCGGGAGGGTGCAATGAGCCCGCCGTTCTTGAACGCTTCGAGGGCATCCTGTATCGGGATGGTGTTGTTCATGACGCCGTTGATGAGCGCGAGGACGTCCTGGCTACCCATCCGGTATGGCATGAATTCCTTGTTCATGTCCACGCCGATCGTTCCGGTTTCTCCCTTCCACAGGGCCATGATGGTGAGGAGCCGGGTCATGAGCTGACCCATCGTGCTCGCCAAAATGTTCATGACCGCGGTGTCGCCGGAGGCCTTGATACGGCTCGTCTCAGCCGTCTGGTTCGAATCCCCGCCCTGCGACAGGAGCCGGGCGCCGAGGGACGCAAGTTCCGTCGTCACGACGTCCCGTTCCTTCCTGATTTCCGTGATGGACTGCCCGTTGAGTTCGAGATAGGAGGCGTGCGCGTCGGGGTTCGAACTCGAAATACCCTGCTTCGACCCAAGCCGCACGACCTCGCCCTTGTCAAATGAGAAGCCCGCGAATATCGGCGTCGGGTGCGCACAATGAAATAGAGCGGAGCTGATATCCGCGGACTTCCGGTAATGGTCGATATTGAGATCGACAATGTCCAAGAGCGGGGGCCGCTGGACCTCCGCCTGGTCATAGGTAAGACCGGCAAAATCGAAGGGGATGTAATCGAAGGTGCTGCCATCCGCGAGCGTGGGCGTGACGGTATCAAGGAGCGTGTACCGCTTCCCCTGCTCCTTCCTGAAATACCTCGTCTCGTCCGTGCGGCCAAGTTCGAAGAGGCGCGACCGGTACGACCACTTCCCGGGGATCCCCCATTCGTCGAATTCGGAAGGTACGAGATCAAGCACACGGATCAGGGAGTCATCAACGTGGTTCTCGCGGAGCGTCACCCGAGTGACCGTCCGCACGTTATTGATGATGGTGAACTCCCAATTGTAAATGTCCTCGGCATAATAGAAGGTCAGGAAGGGTCTGATTTTCTTCTTGTCCATGGCAAGCATCGTGAGCCCCTCGCCGTCCGGCACCCGGGGATAGTCCACGAGCACACCGCACCGGCCGACGGACATGATCTCCCGGGACACCTTCTTGGCAAAATCCACGAGGGAGGATCCGAGCATATCAACATTGGCCAATGTTTCGGTCATGCCTTCCGGGGCATACACCATCGGATCGCGGTAGAAAAAGAGCCCCAAGAGGACATCGAGCGTCCGCGAGGAGGCATTGAAGAACCGGGTGTTGTACACGTAGAACTGGTATTCGTCATCCTTCTGCCCCGGCGGCCGGAGCAAGAACGTCGTAAGCCCCGACGCGCCGTTCGTGGTCGAGATGTCCCAGTTCTTGACGGCATCGTTTCCCGCGCAGATGAGGCGGATCTTCTTCCAGGACCATGTGAGCGCATCGTAATCCTCATGCTTTTCAATGAGCGAAAGCTCGGTGTATTCATCCTTGTCCACGCCCTTCGCCATTTCCTTCGCGCCGAGGGATTTGAAATTGATTACCTTGTTCATCATTCCGCTCCTATTTCAAGAATTGTCGCTACGTTCCGCCCGATCTGATTACTTTGTGAATAGCGTGTGGCGTCTATGCTGTTTGACACCACATATCCATTGCTCACGAACTCATGCTTTGTATCAACCATTATATCATATACTGTTTTCGTGCTTCCTTCTGCTCGCACAGAAACAGCCTCGAGAGCAAAAACGTTTTGTATCATATTTGCTTGTGCTGAATTCTTTGTGGCAAAACTCACACACTTTTGTGACATTATCAATTCCAGATTTTCTTCTTGCAGCAGCTTTGCAAGCGTTTGAGCAGTATTTGCTGTGATAATCTTTCGTGTCAAAGCTTTTGCCACAGTGTCCACAAACAATTGTCCGATCTTCCTTGTTCTCACGTGCGAGGCTTGTTGCTGCGTGCTCTTTGTGCCATGCCCGGCCTTCTGGCGAGGCATGCCAAGCTTTTGTGCTGTCACGAATTTCTGCCAGATGTTGCTTTCGCCAAGCGATATGCCCTGCATCTCGATGCGTTTCATGTTCTCTCGCGTGATCACGCGCGCTACACAGCTCAAGATTATTGAGCGCATTATTCCCTGTATCACCGTCTTTATGGTGAATGTGATATCCTTTCGGGATTTCTCCGAAAGCATCTTGCCATATTTTTCGATGAAGCCACACTGTGCCGCGTTTATAATACCTTCGATCGCTCGTGTTTTTCGATTCGGGGTATCTGTGCCAAAGGAGTCCTGCGTATTCTGTTGTTCGTGTTTGCATGATATAAGTATATCACCATATCGCACCGTGTCAAGTGCAGCGAAAGCGCCATTGATGAGTACCTGATGTTCAGCTGTTGCCTCCAGAGTATTCACCAACATTGTTCTTCCTTTCCCTTTGTTCCAGACATGCAGTATTTCTTTGTATCCTTCGCGGGTCATTACCTGTTCGCCGACTGTGAGAGAGCGCATCTTGCGGAGCCCTTTGCTTGTCACTACAAAAGAATCGCCTGGAATGCAATGATTATTGTCATCCATCGGTTCTGTCGTAGCCTTTCCTTCAATGTCCTTTTCATATTCATATGAATCGAATTCCGCGATCACGTCCGAGCTCGCCGCCGTTATGAATATCTCGAGATCCTGCATCCAATCGATGCCTGCAATCACGCTGTCCCGCCCCTTGAGCGCGGGCAGCACCGATATCTGCGGGACCTTCCCCCGGAAGTATTCATTCAATTCTACAATGGATTTCGGTTCCGCGCAATCTGCATAGGCATAAATGATACCGGAGAGGAGGTTGTCCCCTTTCACCCTGATTTCATTCTCCCGCACCTCGCGGAACTCATCGAACGCCACGAGCTTTTCCGTCTCTCCATACTCCGCGATCAACCTCCGCTGCCAGAGGCCCCGGAGGGAATCCAAGACCGCCGCGCCGAGTTTCGAGTTCGTGAGGCCCGTCGAGTACACGAGCTGTTCAATATAAAGCTGGCTCTTCGCATATTTTTTCCTGACAAACCAGCAGTTGACCGCCGAAGCCGGGTCCACCGTGAAGCCAAAGTCTATGCCGATCGTCTGTATCGCGATGTCTTTTATGTCATCCGGGATGTACGGAATGATGGTATAGTTATCAAATATTTGTCCATCAATATCCCCATACTGTCCGGCAAGGAACCGGAGCCGCTTCTTCTCCGGGAGCCCCGCGAGGAGTTCAAGGTACCTGGGGTTGAGGTTTTCAAGGTTGTCTTCTGGATTCATCTGGAAGTGAATGTATGTTTCGGCCACGTCGCTCGCGAGCGGCACCTTCTTCACCGGATCCTTCTTCAGGAACCAGATCTGGTAGCTCCAGTGCGACCGGAGTCCCGGGTTGAGCGCATAGAACGACATGTTGCGGCAGATTCCGTACACGGGATCGTCCACGAACATGGCCAAGCGGGAATGGACGGTCGTCACGGTATCATAGGGGATCTGCGAGATTTCGTCGAAGAATATGGTGCAGAACTCGCGCCCCAGGATCTTCTCCACCCGCTGCGCGTCGTCGAGCCCATCGACAAATATTTCGGAGCCGTTCGGAAACACAACCACGAAGTCAGTCCTGTTGAGGTGATAATCACGCCCCTCGCATAGGCCCATGAGGGACAGGACTTTCGGAAGCGTATCCATCCAGATGGCAGTCTTCGCATGGGAGAAGCGGAGGCGACAAATAATGTGCCGGCTTCCGCCATATTTGATTGCTCGTACGATCATCAAATGAATTATAAAGAAGGTTTTTCCACTATTGTGATGGAGTATATCATTTGCAAAATACTGTTGGCAGTCATCCACAGTCGTTGTATAGTAGTCCTCGGGGGTGGACGTTTTCTGTATAGATATGATCCGCTCCAGAGTATAACCTGATTGCATGGGGGTATCAGATGACTTCTGTATATGACTGGGATCTGTGTGCTGTACTGTATCATGAACAGCAGTTATCAGATCAGAAAATCGCTGAACAGGTAGGTTGCTCACGAAAGAGTGTATCAAATTGGCGGAAGAAACACGGAGGCTTGCCTGCACAGCCGGAATTTGGCCCGAAGCCATGGTTTGCTGAGGCAGACAGGCGCTTACGTAATGGTGAACAGCTGCGAGAAATTGCAGCAGACCTCGGAGTATTCGTCGAAACAGTACGTAAACTTGCATACCGCCGCGGAATCCAAATAGCACCAACCGAGATGAAAGCCAGGCCGAAGCTCGTAGGCGGGACGCTTGACCGTTCTGGTTATATTCTGCTTCGTGTTGCTGCAGATGGCGAGTATGGTTATTTGATTCGAGCGAATACACGCGGGGATCTGTATGGATATGCTCCTCTTCATCGTATCCGTATGCACGACAAGTTGGGACGAAAGCTTCTTCCGAAAGAGGTTGTACATCATATTGATGGGGATATATATAACTGTTCTCCAGCGAATCTTGAGGTGTTTGCAGCAAATGGTGAGCACTTGGCAAAAACGCTGAAAGGTCGTGTGCCGCAGTGGACAGAAGAGGGTAAGAAAGGGATGTGCGGAGACAAGCGAGGCGCATGCCTACGGAGAAGGCAGAACAAGGAAGCCATGCTTCACCAGACCAAAAGCGATGATCTGACGTGACTTTTATACGCTTTCCGCTCTCTGTTGTAACAATGAACAGAAAATCTGTTCCCTTGTAATAGGGACGCTCCGCTTCTCGTATGCCATTTGCTGTGTATACGAGAATCGGGCCAGAGCCTGCCGCGAGCTCTGCAATCGTTTGTGTATGCCCATTGATTATGGAATCACCAGCAATGCACCGCGAGCCGCCTGGCATCGCGCAATGCACCGCTTCGGGATGCGCGGTGATGTAGGTAAGGGCTTCTTTTTGTTTCGCGGTGAGGCGGAAGGGCTTGCGGCGGCCGACGACTGGAGGGTTCTTCACGAGATGCTCCTGTATATCGTAAGAGTTGTAGCTGCCGGAGGAAACAACCGCTTCCCCCGCGGTATACAGGAGCGGATTTTCATTTCTTTGCAGCCTTTTTCTTCGCTACTTTCTTCATCGCAGGTTTCTTCGTTGCACAAGCCATGGAATAATCACCTCCCCTCTTTTCGTCAGCGCCGGCTTTCCAACACCAGATTGTCCAGTGTTCCTTCTGAATCGCGTATCTCGAGCTCGGTCGCGTCCCTTGACGGCACCAAGTAATCTCGCAACAGGTAGCAAGTCGGGTAATTACAAATCGGAGTCGATATGTGCGGGCAGCCCTTCGCATTGTGGAGCATGCAGTTGAGGACGGGCGGCGTGCGGTGAAGGGAGTCCCTCCACCGCTTCACGGCAAGGGCGGCAAGGGCCAAGCAACTGGCGCAGCCGTCGACTATATAGAAGAGTACATTCTCTTTTTCAGATGCCATTGTATTCCTCGCCGAATTTGATGGTTACGGACCCCGCGCCGACCGACACTTCCTTCTTCCCCGAATACCGCGCGGGGTTGATGATGCCGAGGAGCCAGCGTGCCTCATCCGATTTTCCGACCCGGATATTCATGTCCATCGATTTCCGCACATTCTGCAGGAGTTCATATTCGAGCGCCGCGGTGCCAGCTTGTAGAAACTCTTGAAAGGAGAGATCAGCTGCGAGCTCTTCTTTTTCCTTATCTGTCGTTCCCGCCAGTATGTATGCCGTTTCAGGCCCCAAGCCCACGTTGATATACTTGAGTATTGAGGCTTTCTTTACCTGTAAATCCTCTGCTGATAACATAGTAGTATCTCCTTGACAGACCAGTACTTCTTATAGAATCTATTGTTCTGCTGTATTTGTCAAGTGTGATGCTCCTGGAAGGCTTTTTTCTATGCTCCAACCGCGGCTGAGACGGGATAAAATGGTGGTATAATTGATTCCTGCATGTTCTGCTGCCTTTTTCAGCTGTATCCTTTCTCCTTCATACTGGACAAAATACTTACTGTGCGCTTCCGTTTCTCTCGGATTTGCTGCGCAGGCAATAATATCTTGGACTGTCCAACCTTGTTTTAGATGCTTCCCTATTGTTGTTGCATCAATATGAAGAACTCGTGACAGCTCGGCTATGGTGTATTCAGTGTCATTATACAATATTCGAACGTTCGTTCTTCTATTGTTTCCCTGTTCCTGTGCTGTTGCCCATCTACAGTTTTCTTTACTGTACCCAGCATTGTTGTCGATTCTATCCAAGGAGCAGTCTTTCGGGGGCTCACCCATGTCAGCGAAGAAAGCTGTGAAGCTATTCCATTCCGGGCACAGTGTTATTCCTCGCGCGCCATATCGGGCGTAGTCTTTGCTTTTTGCATTTTGACATCGCGCTTTCATTGAGTACCATATCTGATACACCCGCGTGTTTGTTTTTCCGTGGCTCGTCTTTTTCCCCAGCTCTTTTGTCTTTTCTTTTCGCAGACATCCACATGACTGTGTGTTGCCCCGGAGGATGGCTGCAAGATCTGTGCTGCCCGTCGCTCCACACGCGCAGCGCCATAAAGCCTTTGTGTTTTTCCCCTCTACCAGTTCGATTATTGTAAGCCTGCCGAATGTTCTTCCGATATGCTCGCGGGACTTTTTCTGGATCATATATCACCTCTAATATAATTATATGTTATTTATGCTATTTGTCAAGCGCTGGAATACACATTTCCTACGAGGACTCCCCATATATGTAGATGGCGAAAAGCGTGTGTAGAAACGGAGGGTGGGTGACCCCCGGGGATCGCTGTAGTGTGTATAGGCTGTAGATATAATATGAAACTCTACCATTCCTCGCCTTGTATATATAAGATGAAACGCTATCATTCCTCGCCTATCGCCGTTCGTCGCGGTGGTGTCAGCCCTGGGGAAGGGGGGTACGCTAGGGGTGGTGTACCCCTGGACGCGGCACTATATATGGTGTGTATCATAATGATACATAAAAGATATAATAATGTATACTATGTATTGTATATATAAGTATACATAGTATAAGTATAGTATATCCTATTTTATTTTTACGAATTTTGACGAATTCGTTGTATTTATAGTATAGACTACTTGAAATTGTTTATACTATTCACTATATTAAGAGTACGGGAATTTGTGCACGAGACAACGGACTTTCCCGAACGTGTTATTTGACAGTATAGGGTAGGATTTTTACAGTATACCATAGTGGTATCAATTACCCTTGCACTATGCAAGGCAACATATACACTATTGGAGTACATACCATGAATAAGATTATCGCAACAAAGACAAGCGGAAAGACAAGCAAAGTCTATGATATTCTCGGGAAATTTGATTCTAGCATAATTGCAAAGAAGTCCACAAAATCATACAAGACTTGCACGGAATTTTCCGAAGTCGAATTTGATATCATGCAAATTCTTGCAAAAATGACGGAAAACAGTAAGCGAGATTCACGGGAAATTTATGCAAGTCTTTCAAAAAAAGCGAAAGTCCGCGCATATAAAAACAAAGAGAGTAATGCAGTATATCGGGAATTTACCGATTATGCAAAGTTAGGAACGGACGAAAAAATTATCAATGCCGTAAATACTTTGCTTACTTTCGGTATTGCATTGTCCTATGTTGACAATGGGAACGGTATAACAGTTGAAAAAAATTCCGGTCTTATCTCGTGCGGACTTTCCGAAAAAATCATAAGACTTTCCGAGACAAGCGGACTGTATTATCTGTCAAGTGTACGGAAATTTCGGCAAGACGTCGAAACAAAGACTTTCCTTGAATTGCTTGTACAGTCGAAAGACTTTGCAGAATATCAAAAAAGTCTTTCGGAAAGACTGCATACGGACAAAGACTTTGCAAAGTGTATCTCGGAAGAAATTGCGCGGAAAGTCGAAATAGCAAAAAAATGGAAAGAATTATCGGGAAAGTCAATTGACGAAATTGCGGACGAAATTGCGGACTTGCAAGACGTTATTTGAATTATGAATTTGGTACTATGGTATATTGTAAAAATCCTATCCTATACAGTCCACTAGTGGACTATAAAAAACTAGTAAACGGAATTTGCGTATTCTGTTATGTATATCAAACGTAAACTAGAATTTGCTATTGTAAGTTTTAGAACGGTACATAATGGAACGGCAACAACAAATTCTTGCATAGGGTAGTAAAAACTATTCTGTCAAGGAAATGAGCCAAAAAAACGAAATTCCCGATATATTCACAAAAAACAGTATATAGGACGATTGGCCGAAGGCTTGCCCAAAAAGCAAAAATTCGAGCTCGCCGTTCCCGCTTGGACTCGGGAACGGAATAACAAAGTCTCAGCCTATAGTGGAATTTTTGTGCGATAATTGATCGTCGACGGTCAAGAGTCCGCGCGCCTATTTGGCAATGACAAGCCTCACGGCCGGCAAGTTAACTTCGTCCCTCGATGATCAGCCCGATTCATTCCCCGCTCGAAATTTATCTTTCGTCCTGGGAGTGGATCGGTCATGATCAATCGTCAATAGTCGGTTGGTCATGATCGATCGGCAGTCGCCAATCGAAAAGGAATTTGTATGGCCAGAAAAGGTATGCAAAAGAGTGATCGGCCCGCGGTCGGTGCTCACGGTAATTTTGGTGAAGGGACACTTCATTCGAAAGATTATCAACCTCGTTATGATACGTCGCGTTCCCGTCGCGCCCGTCGTCAATCGTCGAACATCTTCGATGATTGGTCACATAGTTACACTATCAGCGACGAAAAGCACCTGCCGAAAACAGTGCTCGTCAAAAGGACTGCCAAATGATTGATAAAGATGCCCGCGTCGAAGCGGATGCAGCATGGTCACGCTTTCAGGAGAAAATCGACGAAGCGGCACGCGAGCATCGCCGGAATGAAAAGAGCCGGTACTCGGTCGAGGACCGCCTCACGTGGTCGGAACTGATCGCGCGCAAGTCGAAAAAAATCAAATAGCCGGTTCGCCCCTCGCCGATCATCGAGGGGCATTTTTATGCCCAAACGGGTAAGGAGAAAACACATATGAGTGAGCTCGCCGTCGTCTATCTCATCTGCTACTCAATGTTCGCCGCAGCAGTCATCTGGTCGCTCGTCGCGACAAGGAGGTTTGGTCGTGCAGTATACCGTGGTCGTCAGTAACATAGGGACGGTCGCCCGTCTGCGGTCATCATACGCCGCGGTCCTCATCTATGAGGAGTACGTGGACAAGTCGCGCAACCATGATGGGTATGCGGCCGACAGTCAGGTCACGCTCTTCGCCGACGGCGAACCGCTGCGGGAGTACCTGCCCCCGTCGATCGTCGGGGATGGGGAAGAATGTGAACAGGAGGTCATCCATGTGGTTGGTCCTGCGAAATAGTGGTGAGACGGTCAGGGGGCATACTGTTCTCCTGTCTGATCATTTCGTAACGGTCATCGTCGATGGCCAGGAGCCGGTAGAGATACCGGCGGAAGATATCAAGGCAATAGCCAAGGAGTAATGCTATGCAGGGAAAATGTTTCGAATCAACAAAGGGGCTGATCATATGCCTCTCCGATGAAATCGTCGGTGGCCGGTGCAAGGTCAAGACCTGTCAGGGTCATATCTACAATCTCATGGGTGCGGTCCTCTTCGGCCGCTACCTCTCCGCCTGCACATGGCAGAGGAGCCCGTCATGAGCGTACAGAACATGGTGGCCCGCCACCTCGCCCAGGGCGGCCGGATCGAGACTGACCGGCCGTTCGCCAAGACCTCCGAGGGGATCCCCGTTCGCGCATACAGGGATCATATCGTCAATGCTCAGGGCATAAGGATCGCCACGCTTCCCGCGTCGTTCAGGCTGGCCAAATGATCCGCGCTCGTGAGGTCCTCGCCAAGGCGAGCGATGCGGAACTCGTGAAGAAGGACGGTCAGTACCTGATCGTATCATCCAAAGTAACCCATGCCGGCCGGTATCGGTCGGCGATCCTCGGGGTGTATCAGGACGTCAACAAGGCCTTGAATGCCTTCAATGGTCCTGCCCTTGCACATACAAGATAAACTACTCCCGTGGGCGGCCGCCAGTCAATGAATTGACAGGCCGCTCACAATAGGGAGCCAAAACATGAATTCAAATGACCAATAATCATAATTGGTCTGGTGATTTTAGGGCTAGTCGTCATTAAGCTGCTTTACAATTGCCGCTCGCCGTTCCAAGTCTAAAGTGTACAATAGGCTCTTAAATCAAGAAAGTAAGAGTGGTAAATATTATATTGGTCTGGTGATTTTAGGGTTAGGTCAGCATTGTATAAAGAGCGATCGGCGGTAGTCATTGGACGGTACAACATTGTATAGCCAACTGGTCACCAGTCCGATGTGTCTAGAGAGAAAACCGCCGGTCGTCGCTCTACGACACAAACTGGAGGTAGTGTCAAACTGGAGATTTTGGATGTTTCCAGCTAAGTCCTTACGCTACAAGAAAAATAGCCACTGAAAATTACTGACGGAGCACCGACGATCGTCTCATGACCCTTTTTTCCTATGAACAATAGGAACCGCCCTTCCAATTATTGGACTGAAAAAGTACTTTCTCAAAAAAAGGCCGCGCACCGTCAGTAATTTTCAGTAGGTAATATCTCGTTACAACATAACGACATGCGGCGAGGGGCGAGCGCATATAAACCGTCAGTAATTTTCAGGAAGCCATTTTCGAAGGTATATATGCATCATCCGTTCACACCAGAATTGTAACACGTATTGTATATACAGCCAAATTGAACGAATGACGCTTTTTACATCTCTACACACAACGCCGGCTACTCAAACCAACACATTTTTACTATTTCGACCGATTTTCTTATAAAAGGCCTCAATAACACACACTAAACGATCCGCTTTTCCTTTCTCACACATGCCAATCGCTCACCCTGATAGCGCACCTTAGGTGACATTACCACATATATAGCGTACATTTTCAGCTTTCAAAAAAAGATTACGCTATTTTTAACAGAAAGACAGACTTAGTGTTTGTTCGTTATCTCTACAGAGGGGGGGCGACGGTCGGAGCTTCTATATCATACTATTTTACTGGGTAAAGTATCTCACCAGAAAATACCCTTTTGGTACAAGCAAAATCATCATTTTTTCTCTCTTGACGGCACCTCTCCGTCAATATACACTCAAAACACACGAAAAAGGAGATTATCCATGCGAAACAATCATCGCTGCGCCGGTCTGTACTGTGATAATTACATTTCCGGTAAAAAAGTTCTTTGCTCCGATTGCAAGGCAAAACATGACAAAGAGCGTAGACGTTCGTACTACCTAGTCAGTCGTACTACAGACAAGGAGTACAACCCCCACACAGGCGACTCTGACAGCACAATCCGGCGCCGTCTTCGCTATCGCACAAAATCATGTCTTTCCTGTCTCCTTCCCTTCACCGGTCGAGTGATTCTCAAGAATCGCCTCATGCCGGTATCCGTTACAATGAATGCCCATCTTTGTATGGAGTGTACAGACTACCTACGCCTGTCCGCACTGTACAATCTACTCAACAATACTACTCCCCTCCTCGATCATAAGCAGTATGATTACCTCTTTTTCGATCGCCAGTGGCAGGTCACGGCCCAGGGCGGACAGCGGATGGCAGACGTCCGTCAGGGGGAGTGGGGCGATGATGCACTATTGAACCAGCTCAATAGCCTTCTTTCCGTCGCTGATCGATATCTCGCCCCTGACGAGGGGGCGACCGTCGTGCGGCAAATGATCAAGAATCTTCTATATACTCCGCAGCATGACACAAGCTATCTCGACTTGAAGATCATCACCGCCCTCGCCGTCACCTTTGCAATCCGTACAAGCGCCATCATGATCACCGCGGATACAGGTCTCCCCTTCGCCCTCATCAGGGCCGACATGGATGGCGTGCTCGATGCTGTGGTCTCCGAGTCAGACAGGGCGATCATCCAGAGCCGGTACACGAGCGAATCAGTGAACCGCTTTGGCCCGAACGATCTCTATAACCTCTTCATCACTTCCCCTTTGTCAGGGATTCGGGGGCTCCCTCCCCTGTTCGAGGAGCTGACTGCCCCCTTCCTTTGGATGTTTGAAGCATTGATCAAGAAGAACCATGTGGAAGAGGCAAGGGCCGATCACATGAGAAGCATATTGGGAGTGGCCTACGAGAGGTCATTTGTCGCAACAGGTATTCATGTCACGGACATGAAGGAGTAGCAGAAATTGGCATACAAACTGAATAGTATCCTCATCGAAGGGCGGGTCATCGATCGGCTCGCGTCGAGTAGCGATGAGAACATCATCAACCGCATCGTCATCGAAAACTTTGGCACGTCGGGAAGCAACGGGGATGGGGACAAGAAAGCCTTTGTGCAGTGCATCGTCACCGTATCAATCCCCGGCGAGAACCTTGCGCGAGAGATCACGGAACATTGCTCCATCGGGAGCCAAGTACGGGTCGTCGGTCGGATCGTGTCTGACGTCGAAGGACGGGTGATGATCGTCGCCGAACACATAGAAGCGAAGAGGAGCTGACCCCATGAGTATGGTCGATGTGGTCCGTCGCTTGGAACAGGGGTTCGAATCATCATCACTCGTGACGGAGGAATGGCGGGCATTCTATCGCCTGTTCAAACGGGAAGTGACGAAGGAGATAGGATCGGCCGGAGGGATCGGTCTCATAATGAGCCGAGGCCACTTCTATGCATCGGGGTTCTTTACCGCACCGAGCGGTCAGGCCTGGTACTTCTCGATCTCGGATGTTCGTTGGTTCGGCGAGCGGCAAATGCTCATCAGAACTGCCAAGAGTTACACGGATTATACCGGCGGGGGAAATCAGTATGTTCCCCTGATCGGCATGAAAGAAGCAATCGAAAGAATGATTCAATAGGAGGATCAAAGTATGAAAAGATTTAACCCGTTCAGGAAAAGAGGCGTGTTCGTGAAGGCTGCTCTTAATGGAGAGGGCAAGGTAAAGACGACGATCGAGATCTTGCAGCTTTCGAACTTCGAGATGATCCATATTCTCGAGAACCTGATCAAGAACCTCGAGGGAATGCTCGCGGAGCAGAAGGCGAAGGAAGCGGCGAAGGACAAAGGGCTCGACGAACGGTTTCGCGAGGCGATGGATAAGAGTGCAAAAAGGCCGCCCGTGAGCGCCCATGAGTTCATGACTGATGTCATAAATGAAATGGCCGCCTCGGCGCCGGGAGGGGCTTTCACTGATGCGGTCCGTGTGACGAGGGGCAGACAGGAGAAGACTGAATAGATTCATCTGTACGAAAATCAGCTGATCCGTTTTCTTTGTAGTCGCAACGCCCCTCTGTGTGAATAGGGGATCTTTTGGGGGCGTATGGCCAACGGCAGTTGGGCGCTGACCGGAGTTGCAGGAATAGGCATGCATCGTGCCTCTGCACCGGCGATGGCGTGTCATGCGGGTAGCGAGTGATGAGCGCAAGCCCATTGACTGGCGCGGGTTCGACTCCCGCCGTCCCCATATCACTTTAAGAGTAGGAGGAGATATGTACGCGAGTAAAAACTTCAAGACGAAAAAGGCTTTCAAGGAGGCCATCGCCGCGGGTGAGAAGATCACCCTGTACCAGCCGAATGACATCTTCGGTAAGGGAACGCCGGTGAGCGGGAAGGAAGTGGTGGAGGGCCCGTGGTATCCGGCTCCCCACACATGGTATGCCGAGGTCAAGATCGAGAACACATTCGTGGTGGCCATCAAATGAGCAAACCTACAATCACCTACATCAAGGAAACGTATTCATCTGTAACGAGGACAGAATGCCTCGAAGCATGCTTCGAAGATCGGAAGCCTGCCCATATATTCATGACAAAAACACGCTTCTGGTATGGTCCCCGCGTGGGTATGTATTTCTTCATCAGACATGCTGGAAAGACATATGATGTCTCATCGGAGGTAACCAATCTGTATCTGACCGAAGCCAAGGATGATGATGAGTTCGACCGGCGGTCGCTCATCATCAAACAATACGCGGAGGTGCCTCATGTACGGTGATGTGAGCGACACTCGCCTCCTCCAGATCCTCGCCGTCCGCGGAATGCTCCTGATGGAGATCCGCGGGACGACGAGGCGGGGACCAAGTGCCCTCTCGTGGTGGAAGTTGACCTATGGATTCACGGGAAATAGGGAGCGCGTGCTTGAGAAAGTCAATGTACTCATCGAAGAGATCAAGAACGGCGAGCGGGTCTGGTCGCCCGAGAAGATGAAATTCATTGCCAAGGAGGCTGTATGAAACGAGCGCGGCCCGTGGGGCGGCGGAACGGATGGTTCTATGTTCGAAGGAAAAGCGGGGAGCATCCCTGCGGAAGCGATTGGACAGTAGCCTGCCATTACCGGCAGGTGGGTAAAATTCGTGAGGTTGCAAGGGCACTGCTCAAGCAGAATCCCTCGGCCGACAAGATCTATTGGGTTACAGAAGCGGAGTTCCGCACGACTGATCCCGAGGTGACTGGCGTTCTTATTGTCTCGAGAGATTAGGAGGATATATGAAACCGTGTATGCAATGTGACAAGATCATGAACTGTGAGTTCGTCATCGGAGCGCCGGACGACGCCTGCGCATTCTTTCATCAGAAGCCGATCAAATGGCTCGGCTACGTGAATGGCTGGGGGAATACGCCGCCGGCTGAGTATCTCGAACACAAGCGCCTCCTCGAAGTCGAGCATGAAACGCACGACGTCATAGGATGTGAGATAGGTCGCTGTACCTATTCGACAACCTGCCGCACCTGCGGAATCAAGTGGGCAGTCGACTCATCAGATTAGGAGTAACCATGGATCTCAATTCGAGCGAGATTATCGCCATCGCCGTGACGAAGCGGCCCTGGCACGGACAGACGCGGTCAGGGTATGGCAACGCAATCCCCACCCGCTTCCTTCTTACATTGAAGAACGGCCGGCGCCATCGCGTCCTGTGCCGCATTCATTCGAATATCGGCTTCCTTTACATCAAACAAAAGGGAGAAACACTGGGCGCCGAGGTGCCTCTCAAGGACGCCGCGGAAAGGATGGGTTTTGTCATATGAATAAGGACATTGTGTTCTATGCGATCCTCGTGGCAATTTCGGCCTACGTGCTCGCGGAACTTATTCTCGCTGCCGTCAAGGCGTGGTAGGAGGATCAGCGATGGGCGAAAAGCACGAGATTTACTGCTTCAATAATGGTGACGCGGGAGACATGTTCCAAGCACTCGCGGTCGGCGATGATGGCCACGTCATTGCGCATCATACCTGTTCATCACAAGGATGGATGGCACATGACCTCGGAATCACCAGCGACTGGAAGCATGAAAACTACAATGCACACTTCGGCGAAGGGAACTGGACGCTCGTCTGGGTCGATGATCCGGTGAATGATGAGCGCATCAAGAAGGCATATGAGCTCAATTGTGCCCTTGATGATGACCCTCCGGTGGAGGCCGTGATCACACATGATTCTGATGGTGAGGAAGCGGGAATGACATACAAGGGCATCGGGTATCAGACCGACTTCGATCCTGATGAGAGGAGGGATAGATGATTCTGAATCAGTGCGACCGGTGTGGATATGGAGCGAAGGGCATGCGGCTTTCGAAGATCCGCACGGTGATCATCATAGGTGGCAGTGCTAATGATGAAGAGGCCACAAGCAAGCTCGATCTCTGTGACACCTGTCTCAAGGAGATCATGGATCTGGCAAACAAAGCCGTCCGGCGGGCGATGAAGGGGGAGTGATGAAAAACTACAATGATTTCGATGTGACAGACGTCGTGGACACCAAGGGGCTCATTCTTTGCTCAAGGTGCTTCCCTGGATCAAAGACACGCTCGTTCGCCATAATCCAGCAGAACGATATCAAAGCGCGCGCCGCGGAGGGATGGGCGGAGTACAAGGGGCAGTGGGTGGACGTCCCGAAGACCATGCAGATACAGATTGAGCAGATCGAGAAAGCACAGCACATATATATCCTGCGGCCGAGGGGCGATCAGCCCTTCCTTACAGCCGCGGAAAAGGAAAAAGAAGCTGTGTACGCAGTGTCGCGCACCAAAGCGGAACTGACCCTCGCCCACCTCGGAGAGGAACTCATCTGCTATCTTATTGACAGGGGGTGGACACCACCGAGGGAGGAGGAATGACCAAGGAATGGCACACGGTCGTAGACATCCAGGAAGCGCTGAAGCGCGGCGCGTCATCTGACCGGCTCGGGTATGTGGATGGAGCTATCAGGATCCTGACGGAATACAGGAATGAGAGGACAAAAGATCTCCGCGATGCGCTCACCATGATCAAGGATATTGCCTATGATCATGATGGATGCAAATCGGTGAAGGATTTGAAGGAACTCATCGACGAGCTCCGTTCGATGGCAATCAATGCCCTCGAAGGAAAGCCGCTCTTCAGTGAGGAGAATACAGACAAGGAGGAATGATGCACACAAAGATACAGCGCTTCTGGTGCTGGTTGTGGTACGGACATGACCTCGATGAACAGGTGCGTACAATGACTCAGTGTGACCGGTGCGGAGCCTACCGGTCCTGATTAAGTAGAGTATAGACAAGGAGTAAAACCAATGAGTATGTTCAGCCTCTCATTCAACACGAACAATGACGTGTTCGCAGGGAATCCGAATCCTGCAATTGCAAATATCCTCGAGGATATTGCAAAGAAAGTCGATGACAACAAAACAAGCGGTGTCATTCGCGACAATAATGGGAACAGCATAGGGAACTATGTGTACTCCCGCGACAGGAGTATCCGATGAAAAGAGACCGTGACTACTACATCCAGAAAGCCCTCGACATGACCGTCGCCGAGGTGGGGGCGAAGATACATACGGCTATGGATGCCCATCCGCTACTGAAGCCGTGGGGCATGAAGCGCGAAGAAAACTTCCTCGTGATGACGCTCAATGGGAACCACGAGGTCATCAAGATCCATCACATCACGAAGGGCATTCTCAACAAGACAGTCGTTCATCCGCGGGAGGTCTTCCGCACTGCCATCCAGGATTCAGCCGCGTCAATAATTATCTGTCACAATCATCCATCGGGGCAGCTTGAGCCGTCGGAAGAGGACAAGTCGGTCACGAAGCGGCTCCGTGATGCCGGCGAACTCATCGGTATTGCTGTCCTCGACCACATCATTGAGGCGAAGGGAGCATATTATTCATTCGTGGAAATGGGTATCTGACATGCCGATCTATGAAGAGAGTGATGAGATTGAAGCGCTCGCACGGTTCCTCAACCTGATCTCGCAGAACGAGACGCATTATGACAATTGTACGCCGAAGATTCAGAAGGTATACAGATTGAAAGCGATCTGGATACTGCACTTCTTGAGGAAGCGGCGAAAGGAGAAGAGCGATGGACAAGCTGCAGAAGTATATTGAACGCAACTGCATGTATTCAGGCGACCGCGCCGACTGGTTCGTGGCGTATGCCCGGCACCGCGACTCGGACAACTTGGACAACTCGAACTGGGACTACATCGTAAAGGCTCTTGGCCCCGAAGATGAGACATTTGCTATCGAGCGCTTCAGTCATTTCGCCGTGGGATGGCTCGAGTATGCCCTGATTAACCCCATGGATGAACTGAGAATAAAAGCAATGGAGGAGCTCAACAAGCGGATGGCAGACTATCCTGTTCTTGATGAGAGTGATCTTTCCCGCCGTGAGTGGGAAGCAGAAGAACAAGAGGAGATGACTAATGAGGGACAATGACAAGATACTGAGACTCAATACGGAGTTGCAGAAGCAGGCAACATATTCGCAGAAGCTTACGCAGGAGATCGTAAACGTCGAAGGCATAATAAAGCTCTCGATGGAAAAAGGGTATCCCTGCTTCGCGGTGA